GTGATTAAGATGAACTTTAAAGACCAAAATGGGACACCCCTTAAAAAAGGGGATTTTGTTTTATATGACCAAATGGTTCTGGAAGTTGGGGATTTGAGAAAAGATAGGGTTATATTATGTGATAAAGATGGTTCAGAATATACCCTATTTTTTACCAATTTAACCAAAAGGTTAAATGAAGATTAAATAATTACTGTTTTTTATATATTTTTTAATTAATTTGTAGTTAATTTTAAATAGTTTTTAAATTTACTATTACTTATGGGGGAAGTAGAGTATATTAAAAATACCCAAGATGTTTTCTTTAATAGTCTTATACAGAAAGCAGGGGAAACTGATACAGGGGAACTTGTTATTTATGGTATCGGAAGTGCAGAAATTTTAGATACCCAAAATGAAATTGTTAAAATGGAAGCATTGGAAAAAAGATTGCCACAACTTTTAACAAGACAAACTGTTTCTTATAAACATAGGGATACAATAGTTGGAAAAATTTTACCAGAATTTGTTATTAATAAAGATACTCTTTTAAGAACCAAAGTGGATTACCCAAATGAATATGATATTAGTTTTTTTAAATCAATGAATGTAAATTTAGAACCTTTAAAAAAATATCTGTTCATTGTTGCTAATATTTTCAATGATAATGATTTTAATAAATCTTTAATACAAAAAATACAAAATGGCTTTTATAATATGTTTTCTATAAGTGGGCATAAGATAAATACATCTTATGTTTGTGATAAGAAAAATTGTTATACAAGTGTAGATGACTTAACATTAGATGCAGTAACAATAACAGAAAAAGGTGCTAATCCATTGGCTTTTTTTAAACCTATAAGTAATGGGGGGATTTTATTGAAAGAAGATATTAAAGAAGGGGAAGCTTTTGTTAAAGAAGAAAAAGTAGAAACAAAAGTTGAACCAGTTATTGAAACTCCAAAATTGGAAGTTTTAGAAAAGGAAATTAAAGAAATAAAAACAAAAATGGGGGAATGGGAAAAACTCAAAGAACCCAAAATTGAAAAGGCAGAAACTAAAAAGGTTGAACCCAAAGTAGCAGTAGAACCAGAAGTTGTTAAAACACCAGAAGGTTATAAAGTTAGACTTACAAAAGAAGAAGCGGAAGAAATTGCAAGTTTAGTTTTTGAGAAATTAAAAAAATCAGAAACACCAGTTGTTGAGGAAAAGAAAATACCATTGGGTAAAGTAAAAGAAGAACCTATAATTGCAAAATCACTAGATGAAACTGTTTTGGGGAAATTAGATAAATTAAATAAAATTGAGGGGGAATATTAAATGACTGATTTTTATGGGACACCCATTTATAAAATGAAACCCATTTCACAGTTGGTAAATGAAACTTATGCATTGGATAATCCAGAAATGGAAAACCTATTAAAAGAAGATGCACCAATTTTACAGGGAACAACTGGATTTAGAAATAACATTTATGGGGCAAAACTATTTTATCAGATGAGCACAGAAGCCAATGTGTTTGGGGTATTACCAAAAGTAGATTGGGAAAAATCTGGGTTTAGATTTTTAACAGCAGAAGCAAATTCAAGTGGCGGTGGAGTAGCAGAAAATTCAGCTATACCCGATACCACAAAACCAACACTTGCCCAAATAGATATATCACCAGCAGAAATGGCAACAGCTTTTGAAATGAGTTTAAGGTCATTAAACATTGAAACAAAAGACGATACTGTTAAGTGGGCACAGATTGTTGATTATATGGGGCAGGAACATAAAAAACTTATTAATGTTAACTTATGCACAGATGTAGACACACTTGCAGGAAATAATATTGAAAGTATTGATAGGGTTTGTTCAAGTAATTCAGAAGCTTCTGGTTTATCATTAACAGCAAATGATAACACTTTTCAGGGTTTAGATAGGGATAGTGGAGCAACTTATGCAGATGCTTATGTTAACCACAATTCTGGAACTGATAGGGCATTAACTATAAAACTTTTAAGGGATACAATAACAGAAATTGAACCTTATTGGGATAGACCACAGAATAAGGTAATCATAACAGGTTATGATACAGCATCAGATATTGCATCACTTTACGAAACACAGCAAAGATATATTGATTATGTGAACTTGGAAACCAGCTTTAACGGTGTTAGGGTTGTTGGAAGGGAAACAGGATTTAGATGTGCAACTTTTGACGGAATACCCATTATCAGAAGCAACAACATTGCCAAAGATACAGCAAGCAGAATTTACATATTGGATTTAGACCATATAGGAATAGCCATTGCAAAACCGACTACATTATGGAGTTCGGATAACTATATTGAGTTAGACCATTTTGCTAGAAAGGCGTCTTATTATACATCAGCACAGTTGTTTGCAACTAAATTCAAGTGTCACGGCAAAATAAGAGATTTATTATAAATCTTTTATTTTTTTTTATTTTAAGGTGATAAAATGACAAAAGTTAAATATATTGGAAGTAGAGGTATTTTTACTGCCAAAGCAAACCCATCTTTAAACCTTTATACTTTTGTGGGAAATGAAACAGTTGACATTAAAGATATGGATATTGAATATTTCAAAAAGCACCCACTTGCTTTTGCTGTGATAAATGACCAGCCTTTAAATGAAGTTAGGTATGAAAAACCAAAGGTTGAAAAACCAAAGGTTGAAAAAATTAGAGTAGATAAGGGGGAATAATTAAATGACTGGAACATTTACAGTTGCCATAACTAAACAAACGGTTATGGGTGATGTTAGAGTTGTATTTGGGACATTTGTTGGGGCAGGTGGCTCAACAGGTGGGGATATAGCAACAGGATTAAGTTATTTATATCATATTGATATAACACCAATTGCATCAGCAGTTGTAGTTGGTGGGGCAGGTTCAATTAATGAAACAAAACCAACAGCAAGTATTGGTATGACAGGAACTGCAACTATTGTTACAACAGCAAATACATCTGGAACTTGGGTAGCTTATGGGAAGTGAGTAAAATGAAAAAAAGTTTAATTTTATTGTTAGCTTTACTTTTAACACTAACAACATTTAATGCAGTATTGGGTATTGAAGCCATAAGATTAAAAGTAACTGATGATGCTAATGTTACGGTTTCAAGTGGAACGATAACAATAGTTAATGCACCAACAATTTTTCAATTAATACCAACACAAGATGCCAATGTAACATTTTCAGGAACTACATTAATCATTGATTGCAATGGAACACAAACAGCAATGGATACAAATACCGCAAGTTATAATACAGTAGGTGAGGTAATTGCTAAAATAAATACCTTAACAGGTATTACAGCAGTTAAAGTTGATACCAAAGTTAAAGATGCCTTATTGGCAACTGGTATCCCAGAATTTACCCAGATTAATTTGAACAGTTCAGCAGGTGATACATTAGATGTTAATGCAACTTTAACTTATGCAATAGATACATCAAATGCAACTTATAATACACTTGGGAAATTTATAACTTATGTGAATGGGAATGTTTCAAAAGTAGACGCAGGGTTGGCAAACAATATGTTCACAACAACAGATGGTTGGACTTATTTAAATGATAAATCTTTAACAACTTATACAGACCAGAATGGCTTTTTAACAATTGGGGCAGATTATACAGTTCAATTTGGAACTTACGGTTATATGAGCAACAATTATGCAAATGTTATGTTCAGTTTAAACAAGTTGGGTATAAGAAACTTTGATGTTTTAGATTACAATGCATCAACAAGTAATTTAATTGTATTAACAAGATAAAAAGGGGGAATTGCAGATTACTGAATTAAGTGAGGAAACAGTTAATAAGTTAGTGTTTGCACTAAAAGAAACTAATAATCATTTAAATAATCTTAAAGATGTGCCAGAAAAGATTTCACACTTGGAACAGTCTTTTGCAGTTCTTCAAGCTTATTATAATTCAGATGATAAAGCAGATAAAAAAGTTAGGGATTTATGTGATAGAAGAATAACCAAGTTAGAAAATAGAATGGCAGAAAATGAGAAAAAATTTAATGAGATTTTAGAAATTATTACCCAAACACAAAATAATATTAAAAGCAAACAAGATACCTTACAGGGTGGTTTAATGGTTGTAACACCAATTATTGCTTTTATAACTTGGTTAATAACAACATTTTATGATAAGATGAGGTAATTAAATGGATATAATGAAAATAACTTATTCAGGTGTAGCAACTACAATACCACTTTATATTGAAAATAATATTTTAACTTGTAATACAACAGATATTGCTTTTACTGGTGATGGGGCTATTGATACCGTAACTAAATTAAAAACAGAATTAGAAAAAATAACTGGGATTACTGCAACCATTTTGAATAATTCTGGGACTTATGATACTACAAAAATAAATGAAATAAGCAGAACCTTTCCAGCAGATGTTAAAACAGGAGCAGTTTATTTAAGTTATGACAATTACAGTAGCCCAAAAGATGTTTGTGAAACTTTTAATGTGCCTTATTTAAATATAATAAATAGTTGGTTTGATAATGCAGACACATTAATAACAGCACAAACAGGTGGTTTTATTTTTAAAGAAGTAACCGAAACTGTTAGCATTGACACTAATATTAAAAATGTAAGGTGTAATGATAAATATTCAAATTATAGCTTTTTTGCAAATTATTATAATGAACTTTATTTACCACAATATGCCCCAATTCAAAGTGTTAGTTCTTTATCTATTGATGGGACATCTATAACTACAACTACAATAGTAATTAATTATAGTAGTATAATTTTAACAAGTGATAGTGAAAAACATTATTTTCCATTGGGTATTGATAAAGCTACTTTAACTTTTACTTATGGGTATCCTAAAACATCAGCTTATGGAATTATGGCTAAACAACTTGCAACATATCTAATATTTGAAAATCTTTATAGTTATGTGGAAAGTGGTGGAAGTGTAAAACCATTTAAAGTTGAGCACGGTGGTTTAGTTGTAACAGAAGAAATGGGGGCAACAACAGGGGTAACAAATAGAATGAACATTAGAATGTTATTTAAAGGGTTACCCAGTAAAATAAATATGGCGGTGGTTAAATAGTAAATTGGAAAACCTTTACAGCAAACATTATAAGATTAATGGAGGCATCAACTGGTTTAACTACTGCCAGTTATATAAGTCAATATATTCCATTAGCCACAGCGACATTTCCAATTATATCAATAGAAATAATAAATTTAAGTTGTAAATCTTATGCAATAAGTAGTTCAAAAAATATTTATGATTTTGATACAAGGATAATAGTAATTGAAAAATTAGATAAATTAAGTGATGGGACAAATTCATTATTTGATTATGTTATGACATTTATAAAAAATAACCCCTGCCTTTTAACACAAGCAGGAGCAAAATCTTGTGAACATTTTGGAACAGGTTTGGGGAAAGAATTAAGTTATGATTTAAAAGCAAATGAATATTCAGAAAGTTTTGGTGGGCAGGCATTTTATGTTGATGTGCCCACAAGGATAATTGAATAGGGGGAATAAAAAAATGGCAATTAGTAAGCAGGAAGTATTTTTTAAAAAGGAAAGTGCTTGGGGAACTGGTGCTGACCCAACTGCACCAACAACAACACAATTAGAAGTATTGGGGAAAACATTAGATTTTTCATTTAAATCAGAAAATTCTGCTAATATAACAAATAATTCAAGCAGTCATTTACCACTTTATAGGACAATGGGAAATGTTGCTTATACTGGGACTTATAATTTTGAGTATGTTAATGCAATGCCTTTTGCATTAATGCTTGGAACAGTTACAGCAACAGACCCAGTTGAAGAAAAAGCACCTTATGTTTGGACAATTACACCAACCGCATCAATACCAAGTTTTTCAGCAAGTGTTTTAGGTGTTGCAACAAATGAAATAAATACTCAATTAGCAGGGTGTTATGCAACAAGTTTAAGTTTTAGATTGGGGTTAACTGGTGGAGCAACTGGGACTTTAAATTTTATAGCTAAAAGTAAAACTGATACTGCTTTTACAGCACCAACAACAATAACTTTACCAACAGCATCACCAATAGAAAGTATTGGAACAGCTATTGATATTGGGGATTTGACAGATATAGCTTATCTTACAGAAATCGATTTTACAATAAGCAGGGATAGCAAAATTAATTACAGTTTAAGTTCAAGAACAGGAACACAAAATGTTCTTGGAAAATATGGAGCTATAACAGGTAGTTTAACAGCTTGGGTTGAGGATAGTGCAACAGCAAGAGAATTGGAAGATATTGTAACAGCAGAAGACTGTTTAGCAGAACAGGATATAGTTATTGATTGGTTACCAAGTTGTAATACATCACCAGCAGTTGATGACCAAGTAACAATAACAATAAAAGATGCAACATTAAAAAGTGCAGAAATGAGATTTCCATTAAATGATGGGGTGGCTTATACAATACCATTTATTGCAAAATATGTTTCAAGTGTTGTATGGCAAGCACCAGCAACCGTTGCATCTGGTGGGTGGTAAAACGAAAGTATTAACAAAAGAAGATGTTTTGGTTAGAAAGATAGATGGAACTTTAATATCCAAAGATATTAATGTGGGAACAGAAGAAAACCCAGAATACATTAAAATGACGCCATTAGTATTTGGGGAAATTTTAAAATTGGGTAAATTAAAATCTGTTGAAGAAAGGGAACAAATGATAATTAAACTTTTATCAGAACATCTTATTGAACCTAAATTAACAGTTGAAGAAATATTGGAAAGTAATAATATATTGATACAAAAATTTATTAATGCAATGAATGAATTATCAAATATAAAATGATTACAATGATTGAAGATGATAAGATAATGAGAGAGGTATATATTTTGCACCAGTTGGGTTATAAAATTTGGGAAATAATGAATTTAACAATTGGTGAAAAAAATTATGTGCTTAACTCTTACTATACATCTTTAAACCCAGAAATTAACGACTACCCAAAACATAGGGAAATATATTTAGAAAAATTAAAGAGAAAAAATAAGAAGGTGTTTAATGGCTACTAATACAAATGCAACCATTAGTGTTAAAATTACTGCAAAAGATGAAGTTACACCAGTTATTAAAAACATTGAAGGTTCAGTTACTAATTTATCCAAAATGTTTCAGGGATTTAGCACAGGTAATTTAACCCAGTCAATGTCGGGTTTAACTGGTTTATCGCAAACACTTCAAAATCTTGGAACATCAATGGGTGGTATTGGAAAGAGTTTTGAAGGTTTGGGTGGTAAAATTGGGGAAGCCGGTGGGGCACTAAAAAGTTTTGCAAGTAGTTCAGCAGGTTTAGCTATTATGTTAGGAACTGGTTTGGCTGTTGCTGTTGGGGCAGTTAGTTTAGGGTTAGCTAAATTAAGTGTTGGGTTAATGCAATTTGCATCAGGTGAAGAAAAGGCAGTAGCCCAAACAAAACACACATTAGACCAATTAGGTAAGTCAAATGAATTTGAAAAATCAATGCAGAATATTGCTAAATATGAAGCAACCAGTAGATTTGAAAGTGAAGAATTAAATAAAGCTTATGTTCAATTATTGACCACAACAAAAGATACAGCAAAGGCAAATGAGTGGTTAGGATTGGCAATGGATATAGCCAGTAAAAAAGGTTTAGATTTATATCAAGTTTCTAAAACACTTTCAAAAGTTGCCACTGGGGAAGCAAGAGCAAGCACATTAGCAACATTGGGTATTGATATAGATGAAGAAGAATTGGAAAAATTTAAAACAAATTCAGATAAAGCAAAATATCTTTATGAACAGTTAATGAATACTTTTCAAGGTTCCTATAAAACAGAAAGAGATACAGGGGCAGGGGCATTAGAAAATGTAACCAAGCAAATAGATAATGTAAAAGAAGCACTTGGGTTAGCCTTATTGGAAGGGTTTAAACCTTTATTGGAAAGTTTTGGTGCAACATTATTGAATATTACCCAAAGCGAAGGTTTTAAAACCTTTACAGCAGGGATTTCTGAAATGGCGAGTAGTTTTGGCAATTTAGTTATTTCAAGTTCAGATTTATTAGCAAACATATTAGGGTTAAGTGGAACGGAAGAATTAATAGGAAACATAGGTAAAGCTTTTCAAAAGGTTGCGGATATTGTTAATAATATTGCAGGTTTTATTAATGATATGAAAGAAGCTATTGAGGGAGTTATAGCAAAAGCAAAAGAAATAATGAGTTTAACAAGTAGTATGGATATGGACAAAGCGGGGGGAACTTATGATGAAAGCACAAACACCATAATACCCAATAGTGCAAATCAAAGAATATTAGATGATTTTGGCAATATTGATTATTCTGCTTGGGTTTCGAAAGGAACTAAAAGAGTTAATGATGCTTTAATAACCAAGTCAGGTCAAGTAATTCAATTTAATGATAATGATAACATATTAGCATTTCAGGGTGGCTTACAAAGTTCAACAGGTGGTGTTGAGGTTGAAGATATAAATAAAACTTTACAGGAACAGGAACAAATCACAGCAGAAACTAATGATGAAATGAATAAATTTCAAGTTTTATTAAATCACACATCAGCACGATTTTCAAACTTGGGTGCTTACATAACATCTTTCCAACAAAAATTAAATAATTTTAGTGTTAGTGGAAGAAGTGGTGGTTATAGTAGTCGTTCAAGTAGTAGTTTTGATGGAAGCAGTTGCAATTCTGGAACAACTGGGGCAATAGTTGAGGGGGGCGGGGGCAGTTATGAAGTTACCGATATTCAAAGGGGTGATGATGGTGGTTATCATGTTCCAACTTGGCAGGAAATAAGTAGTGCTTGGACAACAGAACAAAAAACAATACAAAACCCAAATTTTCAAGAACCAGAATTTTATTTATCAGGTGGTGAAAAGAATTGGGACACAAAAATACTTTATAATGCCAAAGTTAGAGAAAAAACAGGCGATTTTGGGGCAAAACTTGTCGATGTTATAATGGCGGGGGCAGATGAAACTGCTAAAATGAGGGAGTTATATGACATAGAAACAAGTGAGCAAACTAATGATGCTTACCTTAATAATATGCACCCATTGAATAAGTTACTTACTGATAGCTATAACGCATTAGTTGAAAGGGTAGAAAAAGCAGGTGGAAAAGTTAAAGGTATTGCAACAGGCAGTCTAAGTTATATTGATACAATTTCAGGAACAAGTTTTGATTACCCAGAAGAATTAGACGCTTTCCAAGAATGGCGAAATAATCAATACGCCACAGCAGACGGTGGGGGAAAATTTCCAAATTTACAAACTACAACAACACCATCGCAACAACCAACTAAAAATATCAATGTGGTGTTTAATATATCAGAACAGAAAGACCATAAGGAATTAGTTAAAATGATTATGATGGAATTAAACAGGGTGGTTAGAGTTGGATAAATTAAAATTTAAACCAAAGATTAAAGTTAAGTTTTTAATTAAAGATAAAGATGGAAATATAATAACAGAAGTAGGTGGGAAAATAATATGTCAAAATTAACAACAGCATTTTTAGCTTGGGTATTAGAAGCTATTGAAAATGAATTTGATTATATTGCTATTGGTTCTGATGATACAGCAGAAAGTGAAGAAGATACAGCACTGGGGACTGAAATAACAACAAATGGTGGGGCAAGAGCATTAGCTATTGTTGATAATACAGGAGGAGTTTTAACAATAACAAAAGAGTTTGAAGCTACTGGGGCTTTAACAGTTAATGAGGCAGGAGTTTTCAATGCAGATGAAGCAGGAACAATGATGGTTAGAGCAATAGCCAATAGTGAAATAACATTGGCAAGTGGACAGTTTTTAGAAGTTATTTTTAAAATAACAGTAGAAGAAGGAGTTGTGGCATAATGGTTGAGATAACAAAAATTGAAAAGATAATAGAAAAAGAAAAACTTATGGATTTTGTTTTAATTACATTTAAAACAGATTTAGGGATTACTGCAACCACAAGATACCCAATTCAAGATGTTAATGACGAAGTAAAAATGAAACAGTTTGTTTATGAAAAAGCAAAATTTATAGATGCAAAAGAAAGTTTTACAGAAGTAACCACAAAGATACCAATTGCAGAAGCTGATTTTAAACCAGCAGAACCGATTGAAACAGATGAACAAAAGTTTCAAAATGCAGTTATAGGATTGGAACAAAAAAAGAAATATTTTGATTTGGGATTGATTACAAAAGAACAATATGATATAGAATTAGGGAAAGTAAAATTGTTAATGCCAAAATAAATAGGTGATATGGTTTGGTTGATTTTGGGGAATACACATTACAACGGAAAATTACAATAAATGCAGATGCCTATATTACATCTGCTACAAGTAATGTTCCTGTTTTAATAAAATTCAATTCAACAGACCATGCAGATTTATTTGATAATGGAGAAGATGGGGACAGTGTTGCTTTTTCTGATGATGATGTTGGAACAACACAGTTGGCACATGAATGCGTTGTCTTTTCAGCGACAGACGCCATCTTTTATGTAAAGGTCGATTTATCCTCAACTGCCGATACGGTCATTTATTTCTGGTATGGAACTCCAAGCATAACGGGAACTGAAAGCAAGACAAGTGTCTGGACTAATGGAAAAATAATTTATCACTTTGAAGAATCTTCGGGAACTTCGATTGCAGATAGTTCGGGCAACAATATAACTGGAACTGCACAAAACGGTGTCACCGTAAATCAAACGGTGGGTGTGGTTGGCAAAGGTATTGATTTTAATACCGCAAATACTGCAAGGGTGACTTTTACACAACAAAACATCGGAACTGCCAACACAGTCATGTTTTGGTTTGATGGGGACATTACAAACCAAACCCACGATTTTAGTTTCGGCATCGGGGAGTTAGTTTTTGAATGGTATGTTGGCGACACCAAAGTTTATTGCGGTGTTCAAGGAACAACTTTGAGGAATTTTAGCTCTGTTTCTACGGGGACACTCACTGCCCTGCACTTGTGGACTCACACACGAAATGGAGATGTATCGGGTAGTTCCCTGTATATTGACGGAACTGCGTTGTCAGGGACATCTGGGAGTTCAACATCAAATTATTTAATCTCTGGTTTTGGTGGGTCAAACATAAGTTATGACCCAGATGGTAAGGCTGATGAGTTCTGGGTT